ATCCACACGGTCTTAATATGCTCCTAGTATAAAAAAGGAACCCGAAGGTTCCTTTTCTTTATTTTTTGTTATGGACCATTTCCCAATATTGTTCTGTATCAAGTTGTGGCATTGTTTTTTGTTTTGCTTCCCAAGCTAATCTACGTTTACGTGCTTGACGAATACCCCACCAAAAATATAGACGCCAGAACAGCTTTGTGCCCATTACATATTCTTTAATCTTTCTTTGAAACAAAAGAATACATTTCCTTAGCTTTTGCCATTAGTTCATCCATTGAATACATTTGATTGGCTTTTTGCCACTCTTCCATAGAGCTTTTACCTGCTTCATACATTTTCTCCGCGAACTCACGATTCATGTGATATTGCTGATCCATATAATCTTTGGCAAGTTGAAGCATTTCAGAACGAATTTCAAAAGGATTTTTGCTCATAGTATTGTTACTCATTTCATCATTTTTGCTACTGCATCACCTACAGCATTTGCCCAAGTGTTAGTGTGCATAAGTGCTTCTTTAGTGAATTTTGTTTGTACTGAAATAAAATCGTGTAGAGGTTTAGCGATCTCTTGATCTTTTACCCAAACATCTACGAAAGTTCTTTTAGAATTTTGAATTGCATCGATCATCATGTTCGTTGCGTAAGGATTCCATGTCATGTTTAATATTCCCTTCTGTGTTGTGTGTTGTGGTTTACAAATATTCATCCGCCACCTGCGAATACATTGTTTTTTGGTTTATACCATTCTTTTTGGTGGTGGATCCTTCCTAATAGATCTCTTATTTGTTTTAATTCAAGATCTTTTTGTTCGTCGTATTTTTCCAATAACGACATTGAACGTCGAGCCACTTTTGCCTCGAGCGCTTTCTCGATAATTTCTAAATCCTTTACTTCTAATTTGAAATATTTATTAGGTTTAGTCATTATGCTTCTTGCTCCTTTAAAATGTATTCTCTTACTTTATTTTCAGGTACACATTTTAAATCTTGTATTAATCTAAATCCATATTCCGCAATTAAATGATTTGCTATATCAGGAATATTTTTTGGACTTAAAACATATTCTTTGCATTCTTCGTAAGTATTAAACGTCGGTTTTTGAAATACATATACATCTTCCCAGACCCCTTGGTCTTGAGTAGTAGCCATCATAACAAATATTAACCACTTCATAGTTGTCTCCAAATTACTCGAGCATATTGTGCATCAAGATCGTCTCTAAATTCTATAGCATCTAACACATTGTTAAAAACTTGACTCACTGAACGATCTTTAAATATACCTATAATCTCAATCATTTTTTAACACTTAAATTCATCGGAGAATATTGTTCTCCGTTATAATTACTTCCTGTGCCATCTACTCCGCTGTTGCAAGCAAATACAACTACACATAAAAAGAATGCTGACCACAGAGTAGCTCGTTTACTCCAAAGGATGAAACCATCCATTGCTTCTTCGGCTTGTTTCTGTGCTTGTTCTGCAGGTGTCACTGACACAGGTCTTCATACTTTGTTGTGTAGGCTCTGTGTAATACACCATTTGGAAGTCGTCCTGGTGTAAATAGTTTTAAAAAGAATTTTACCATGTGTGTCTCCGTGTGTGTTTGTATAATATATATACGAATTAAATGGGAGGCTAACCAAGGCCTCCCGCGAATGCATTACGGCATTACCCGTTGAGTAGTTCAGGTTGTCTGTTACCAATCTCAATAATACGAGGTTTCTTTTCCTCTGGGATGACGTTTTCTAATGCAATAGTTAGAATACCGTCTGTCATATCAGCGCTATTTACAACCATCGTATCAGACAGTGTAAACATACGTCTAAATGCGCGACTACTTATTCCTTTGTGGACATAATTAGCCACTTCATCATCCGCTGATTTCTTACCTTCAATAGTAAGAGTACCATCCTTAACTTCAATTTTAATATCATCTTGAGTAAAGCCAGCAACTGCTAACTGCAACTCGTAGAGGTGTTCCTCTTTTTTAATTATATTGTAAGGTGGATAATTTGTTTGACCTGGAGTGGTTGCTTTCATTCTATCTAACATACGGTCAAAGCCGATAAAGAATGGGTCATTAAGCATATCTGTAGTAAAAGTACGTGTCATTTGCTATCTCCTTTTAGTAAGCAAGATTAAAATTTAATGGAGACCCTTTCGGCGCCTCCATTATTATATATAATACTTTTTTTGTAAATGTCAATAGGTTGTTTCATTTTTTTGCCCACTCCAAGGAGCAAATTCTTTTCCTACTGCAACAACACAAACTGTTTGGTCAGGCCACATACTTATAAGAGACCATGTACCGGTATCTTGATTTACTTGAAACATCATGTGACCAAAGTAAGGTTGTCCTGACATATGGAACTGAACGATAGTTCCTGTAGCCAAAACAGATTCTTCATACTTTGCCATATTTGTGGCAACTTTATCTAGTCTATCACAGCCATTCATAGTATAGAATGTTTTCTCTGTGTTTTCTTGTTCTTGCGCTAAGGCAGGTGTAATCAAGAATAGTGTGGTTAATAGTGCAGTAATTAGTTTCATGGCGTTTTCCTAATCGCCAGTACTGCCAAAGCCTCCATCTCTCTCGGACTTATGTTCTGGTTTGGTTTGAGTTTCACTAAGATCAACTTGTAGCGTTTTTTCTACCAAACACTGAGCTAATCTTTCTCCATTTTCGATAGTCACAAGACTATCTGACTTATTGAGAAGCATGATGAAGGTCTCCTCAACATAGTCTGAATCTATAATACCAACACCGTTGGCTAATGTTAAACCTTTTTTAAGTGCTGTCCCGGAACGAATATACATTTTTATAACGTGACCTTCAGGTACATCAAAAATTAGTCCTGTTGGTATTAGCACTCTCATATCAGGAGGTAGTTGAAAGGCATCAGCAATTTTGCCAACACCTTTCACCGCAATTGGTTGTTCTTTGTTCCAAGCGTTAAATGATTTAAGTCTATCACCTTGTTTGAAACATCCGCTTATATCAAAGCATGTGGACCCGCTTGTTGCATACTCAGGTATCTGAGCATTCTCATTCATTTTATAGATATTCATTTTCACTTCTTTCCAATATTATATTTTGCTTCCAAAATCCAATTATTTTTTTCTTTGTGTGATAGAATTTTGATTTGGTTTAAAGGAGCAACCGGATCTTGCGCCTTTTCAGTATCAACAATATGAACCAAACCCCATTCTTCCAACAAGTTAACTATTGTGTTTCGTCTTGCATTATCTTCTTCAATGAAAGTATCTTTTTTCCCATCGAGTATAAACAGCTCTTTAAAATGGAGAATAGAATACCTTCCTTGTTTGTGAAGGATGTGACAAGATTGGTATAACTTTTTCTCCTTGCGTGAAGATATACCGATCCGAGTCAAAGTTTCTTTTACCTTCAGGAAACTGTCCTGAGATGGCAACGATACCTCGACTCCAACACCCTTAAATATGTTTTCGTCGTTCATAACGATAGCATCCTTATTATTATAGTTATTATCACGATGCTCACCATGACCATCAGGAATATTTATTATTTCCCTGTACCCCCGGTCTCCAAACGGGCGTGGACCTGCTTGAGATCATCGGTATTGAGAGCTTTAAGGTATAATTTTGCTATGGTTCTGTTGCATTGATAGACTTCCTGTATGGCGTCTAGATCTTTGTTTTTATCAGCTTTAGGCCATTTACTAAACCGTTTACGTTTACGTAATGAACCAGTATAATAATCAAACTGAGCGCCGTGAAATAGGTGATGTCTCATATTCATTTCATTGGCGTGTAAGATTGTATCTTCGAAGTTTGCGAAACCACGATTAACCATATAAGGTGTGTATTCCTTTTCAATCATATCAGGATTTTCGCTATTGCGAATGAGATCTTCCTTAGAGAAAGACGCAGCATTCATAAAATCAAATGGGCTATATTCCTTCGGCATTCTTTACTTCCTCTATCGCTTTTAAAGTCTCATTCAAATCTTTACCGCAATCCTTACATGCTTTAAGTTCAAGCGGACCATCGGCTGTATTTAATTTTACTGTAAACAAATTAGCTTTGTCAACGGTATTTCCACAATAAAAGCAAGTATGCTTTTTAATGAGACGTTTCATCCATTCACTCATTTACCACTCCGGTGCTGAATAATCTTTGTGCAATTTATATGAAGCTATTCCATCTAATCCATAAGATGGGCAAACGTGAATGTATTCAGGCAAACCTAAATCGTCTTTCTCACCTGATTCACCACAAATGAAGTATGCACCAGTTTTTTCAGGTGAGCTATGCTTCCAAATTTTTAAGAGCTTTTGATAAAGCTGATATTCATTATCACTAATTTCAACCATCATCTTACTCATTTGAAGCTTGCTTCCATCATAACTTCTGTAAGGAACGCAACCATATTAACTTCAAGATCAGCAACAAAGTTTGCTTTATATTGATAGTCTGCAAGAGTAACTACAAAACCCGGCATTGATTTCATTTCAATTTTATCGCCGGACATATCATAGATACGACGGAATAGTTCATTCATATCTTGGTCGGAATTACGTGCAACCCATTTACGCATATTGGTAAAATCTTTTGCTTTTAGCAAACGGAACAGTTCATCAATTGATTCTTGTTTGAGATTGATAAAAATACCTTCGTCAATTTTACCTGAAGCGGCGTAAGATTGCAGCTCAGTTAATACACGACGAAAATCAGGAAAGTGTTTCTCGATTACCTTGGCAACAACATTTTGGTCATAATTAACTTGTTCTTGTTCAAGTATTGCCTGTACTCGTTTAAAGAATTGCATTGCTAACTTTGGACGATCTGTTGTTTCAATAGTAAAGTCAACCTCAGATAGTCGAGAACGAAGTGGTTGGATAATACGATTTTTGAAATTACAAGTAAATATGAAACCACAATTTGAACTGTATTCTTCAATAAAGTTACGAAGAGCAGGTTGAACTGAAGCCGCATTAAGGTAATCAGCCTCGTCAAAGATAACATATTTACGACCGCCTGTCAGTGATACTGCAGACGCATAAGTAGATATATCATATCTAAGAGTGTCAATGTTCACATTCAAAGAACCGTTCTTTACGATATAATCGCAACCCAATTCTTTAAGCATTGCTTTTGCAATAGTTGTCTTACCTACACCAGGACCACCTGTCAATAAAAGGTTTGGTATAGATTTGTCGGCAACGAATTTGTGAAATGCTTTTTTAGTTTTGGCAGGTAGAATAGTATCTTCAATTACTTGAGGACGATACTTTTCCACCCACAAGACTTCATCTTGTTTAGAGTCAATAGACATATATTCACCATATCATAATAAAAAAAGTTTGGAGGGGACAAGCCCCTCCGATTTAAGACTCAACTTTGTCAGCAAGTGGGCCTTCAGGTACTGCCGCTGCTGCTTCTTCAGGGAGCATGCCGTTTGGTGCTCCTTCAGCAGGTGCGTTTTGACGTAGGAACGCCTCCATCTTATTGCGTAGCATACCTACGCCCATAAGTTCTTGTCCTGTAATCGCACCGCGACGACTGACCACGTCAATCATTTGTACGACGGTAGCAATATCTTGTAGCGAGAGTTGTACTGGCTCTTGCTGTTGATTTTCGGTTTCCATTAAAAATCATCCTTTCTTATAAGTCGACTTTGTATCAATTGCTACGAAGTATGTAGCGTTTTCACCTTTGAACTCAGAGATACCTTTACTGCAAAGCGTAACGCTGTAGTCCTGTGGTAGTAACTTAAGATTATCGGTTTTAATGATAATCTTAAACTCATCGGCAGTTTCACCAATCTCAACGCCGTAATCGTCAGCGCTTTCTGATGAACTGTCAATTGCTTTAAGATAGCATTTGCCATCCTGTCCAACAAATGCAACTTCAGAGAACTGAAGTACACCTGCTGCTTTCAACACAGATTGTAGGTCATCCCACGAAACCT